TTGCATCTGTTTATCCTACTATTACATCAGGACAATCCACTAAGGTTATTATAGTTTCTACCCCAAGGGGTATGAATCATTTTTATCGTATGTGGCACGATAGTGAAAAAGGTAAGAGTGAATATGTGCCAACTGATGTTCATTGGAGTGAAGTTCCTGGTAGAGATTCTGTATGGAAAGAACAGACTATTGCAAATACATCTGAACAACAGTTTAAGATTGAGTTTGAGTGCGAGTTCTTAGGTTCTGTTAATACTCTTATTAGTGCTGCAAAACTTAGAAATTTAGTATATGAAGCACCTATTAAAAAAAATGCTGGTCTTGATATTTACGAACAACCAGAACTAGAACATAATTATATAATTACTGTAGATGTTGCCAGAGGACTTGGTAATGATTATTCCGCATTTATAGTTTTTGACACTACAGAATATCCTTATAAGGTAGTAGCAAAGTATAGGAATAATGAAATTAAACCAATGTTATTCCCAAATATTATTTTGGATGTAGCAAAAGGATACAATCAAGCATATCTATTAATAGAAGTTAATGATATAGGAGATCAAGTCGCAAGTATCCTTCAGTATGATTTGGAGTATGAAAATGTTTTGATGGCATCCATGAGAGGAAGAAATGGGCAGATTGTTGGTCAAGGATTCTCTGGTAAAAAAACTCAACTTGGTGTAAGAATGACATCAGCAGTTAAAAAATTAGGTTGCTCTAATCTTAAAACTTTAATGGAAGATGATAAATTACTTACTTGTGATTATGAGATTATTGCAGAATTGACCACGTTTGCTCAGAAACATAATTCATTTGAAGCAGAAGAAGGATGTAATGATGACTTAGCAATGTGTCTTGTTATATTTGCATGGTTAGTTTGTCAAGATTATTTTAAAGAAATGTCTGATCAGGATATTCGTAAAAGAATTTATGAAGAACAGAAAAATCAAATAGAACAAGATATGGCACCATTTGGATTTATTTCAGATGGTTTTGATGATGAGAGTTTTGTTGATAAAGATGGTGATAGATGGAATTTGGATGAATATGGTGATCGTTCTTATATGTGGGATTATAGATAATGTCTGGTTATACTAAAGAAATGATCAAGGAGATGTTAGGTACTGCTTGGTTGGATAGAGATAATATACCTGAGACTGGTAATCAGATCAGAAGGAGAATAGGACAAGAGATAAGAGATGGGATACGTCCAAAGAAAGTATTTCCATCAGCAGAGTCAAGGGCAAAACTTCCTAACTTTGATGAGAATGGTAAATACATTTACCCAGAGAATGCAGGATTTAATTATATGGATAAAATAGACCCTAATTCTCAATGGAAGGTTAAAGTATCATAATGGAATTAACAGAAGAAAACGTACTCAAAGTGTTAGAGGAACTTGTTCCCTATATTGAAGCTGATGGTGGATACCTTCAACTTTACGAAATTGAATATGAAACAGGATACGTTAAAGTAAAATTAGGTGGTGCATGTGAGACATGTGCTATGAGCACCATGACTTTGAAGCAAGGTATAGAAAAGAAACTAATGATGGAGATCCCAGATGTAGTGGGAGTGATTCAAGTATTATAGATGGATATAGAACAACAGTTTGAATTAGGAGATTTATTATTACAAGAAAGAAGATGTAGAGTTTGTAATGAAGTGAAAAATTTAATAGATGGTTATTATAGAACACATAAGAATAGACTTTCATTGCCTTCTTCATATGCTTATGAATGTAAGGTATGCACTATAAAAAGGATTACTAATAATAGGAAAAATAAAAAATCATGCAATGCATTTTATCCAGATTGGTAATGTTCATGTATTGTTTCCCCAACGTAAATAGACATTTTAATAAATATTTTTAGAATAAATTTGGATTACGAGGGGAATTAAGATGCCAATAAATCTAGCATCTCCTGGAATTGTTGTAAAGGAAGTAGACTTAACTGTAGGAAGAGTCGATCCAACATCAGGAACCATTGGTGGACTGGTTGGACCTTTTACAAAAGGACCTGTAGATGAA